AAATTTATGAATTTACCTACTAATAAAACACTTCAAATTATTAGAGGAGTATTAGAACAAACTGCATACACAGGAAATAAAATAGAATTGAGCATGACATCTCGACATGTTGTTGAATGTATTCGATTAATGTTGATGCGCTTTAGTATTATGTGCGTAGGACATACAAATACGATTACCGGAGCTGTATCAACATATAGAAAAAAGTATTATAATTTAACAGTACCCAATCATCCATTAATTGTGAGAATGTTTAACAAAGAACCTGATCATGTTTATACATGGTTTGAATATAACAATTATCTTTATTCTAGAATTACTAAGATTGATAAATGTCATTATAAGGGATTGCTTTATGATTTCGAAGTTGATAAAGACCCTAGTTATGTCACACATATTGGTATTGCTCATAATGGAGGTAATAAACGGCCGGGAGCATTCGCTATGTATTTAGAACCTTGGCATGCTGATATCTTCGATTTTCTCGAATTGAAGAAAAATACAGGGAAAGAGGAAATGAGAGCTCGTGATTTATTCTACGCCATGTGGATTAACGATCTATTCATGGAACGTGTAGAAGCCGATGGAGACTGGTCATTAATGTGCCCAAATGAATGCAAAGGTTTAGATGAAGTTTACGGAGATGAATTCAAATCACTATATACAATGTATGAATCACAAGGAAAATTCGTGAAAGTAGTCAAAGCTCAGAAAGTATGGGCAGCTATCATAGAATCTCAAATGGAAACTGGAGGGCCATACATGTGCTATAAAGATAGTATTAATAGGAAGAGTAATCAGAAAAATCTAGGCACTATCAAAAGCTCTAATTTATGCGTAGCTCCCGAAACATTCATTTTAACTGATAAAGGACAGAAACATATTGGAGAACTTGAAGGACAATCAATCACTGTATGGAATGGATTTGAATGGAGTAAAACAAAAGTAGTCAAAACTAATGAAGATGTAGAATTACTCAAAGTTGTATTATCTAATGGAGCAGATATTGAATGCACTCCATATCATAAATTTATTCTTGAAGATTGCTCACATGTTGAGGCTCAAAACCTCAAAGAAGGTTCAAAAATACTAAAATGTGAAAGTATCGATAAACCTATTGAAGGTACCGAACCATTCAAATATGCATACACTCATGGACTGTTCTGTGCAGATGGAACGTATGATACTAGTAATGGCAGACCAAGAATATCATTATATGATAAGAAGAAATTACTAATGAAATATATTGATATTAGAACTACATCTGGAGAGGAAGATAATCAAAATCGTATTAATGTCCAATTACCATTAGATATTCCAAGAAAATACGAAGTTCCTATTAATAGTTCAGTTAATGATAAATTGAGATGGTTAGAAGGATATCTAGATGGCGACGGATGTGCTTGCAGATGTTCATATAATAATAAAACAAATATTACTATTCAAGTATGTAGTATTAACAAACCATTTTTAAATAATGTTAGAATTATGCTACAAACACTAGGTGTTGAATGTGTAATTAGATTAGGTCAAAAGGAGAGAATGACATTGATGCCTGATGGTAAAGGTGGAAAAAAGGAATTTTTGTGTAAAGAGATTTATCGTTTACAAATTTCAGCTGGCGAATTGGTTAAACTAAAAGCATTGAAATTTTCACCCAAACGATTAGACATTACTACTAATTTTAGTGCTCCACAAACAAATGTAAAACGATTTATTACAGTAGAAAAAATCATAAAGACTGGGCGACGTTCAGATACCTATTGTGTTAATGAACCTCGACGACATTCTGTAATCTTCAATGGGGTTCTTACTATGAATTGCGTCGAGATCTGTGAGTACACCTCTCCCGAAGAGATAGCGGTGTGTAATTTGGCTTCGATTGGTCTTCCTTCGTATTTGAATATGTCGACTAATGTATTTGATTTTGAGCTGCTTAAGAATATGACTAAAATTATTACGTATAATCTTAATAATGTGATTAATAATTCTTATTATCCAGTTATTAATGCTGAAAAATCTAATAAGCGACATCGCCCTATTGGTATTGGAGTACAAGGATTAGCTGATGTTTTTATGAAATTGAAAATTGCATTTGATAGTAAAGAAGCGAAACTACTTAATCAACAGATATTTGAGAGTATCTATTATGGAGCGTTAGAAGCAAGTACTGAATTAGCGAAAGAACTTGGACCGTATGATACATATGTTGGATCTCCCTCATCGAATGGAATTTTGCAGTATGATATGTGGAATGTTCAACCGACGTCATTATGGGATTGGAATTTATTGAAAGATAAGATTAAACAGTATGGTCTTCGTAATTCATTGTTGGTAGCTCCTATGCCTACAGCGAGCACTAGTCAGATTCTTAATTTCAATGAAGCGTTTGAACCTGTTACATCTAATATATATTCGAGACGAGTTTTATCTGGAGAATTCCAGATTGTAAATCAATATCTTATCAATGATTTAATTAAATTGAATTTATGGGATGATGGTATGCGTCAGTTAATTATTAAAAATGAGGGGTCAATTCAAGCTATTCCGAGTATTCCAGATAATATTAAATCTATTTATAAAACAGTGTGGGAGATATCACAGAAAGTCATTGTTGATATGGCTGCAGATCGTGGAGCGTTTATCGATCAGTCTCAATCGATGAATATATTTATGGCAGTTCCAACATATGCCAAATTAACATCTATGCATTTCTATGCTTGGAAAAAAGGATTAAAGACAGGATCGTACTATATTAGATCTAAGCCTGCATCTAGCCCCATCCAGTTCACTATAACTGATACGAGTACAACAACTGGTACAGGAGTTAGTGGTGCAGATGAGGGCCCTGTATGTCGAAAAGAAGAAGGATGTCTTGTATGTAGTTCATAAAATTATTAATTTATAATTCATAAAAAAATTATTATATTTTTTATAATAATTATATTCAAAAAAAGGGGAATTCTCATGGCTATGGAACTTCGTTCAAATCCGCTACCGTATGTATTTTTTTGGATTGTATTTACTCTTACAACAATTTCAGTTATTTATGCGATTATTGCATTAGTTAAAACAGATCTATTTACAGAGCCTGTATTTGAAGGATCATCTTATAATCTATTAAATTTTGTTAAGGCAGGTATTTCTTTGAATATCATTGCATGGGCTATCTCAGCACTTGCTATTGTTTCATATTGGCTATATAAACGAGGTCTTATGACTCGTCAGTCTAGAAGTCCTCATTATTATTTAATTGGTGAAACAGGATTTATTACACTGGCTTTTGCTAGTTTGTTGACAGGTTCAATCCTATTAACATATGCATCTCAATTTATTACACATGCAGATGCTCAACATAATGAAGAGTATCTCTTCCTAATTCAAGCTGGTGCTATTGGCATTGCTGCAGCTATTATTCAATTCATTAATTGGTGGATGAGAGGCGGCAGTCTTATCAAAGTATTAACAGGACTTAAAAATCCACATAGTAAAAGAGATAATGTGATGCTTGTAGGTATTTAAATAATTATTATTTAAAAAAAAATATTTATTAAAAATGAATATTGCTTATTCTATATTATTTATAGTATCCTTTTTTGCAGCGTATAATAGCTTGATGTTATTAATAGGATTAATGTCAGATTATGGTCTTTATCCTATGGAATTTAATATATTTGGATTAATTGGATTTTTATTAGTATTAGTTGCTTGGGTTATTGCATTAACTGCATTTATTAAAAATAGAAATAGTATTTTATATAAGAGTAATAAATTAGAGATGTATCATCGTTCTATTTCATTCGCTCTCTATCTATTCTCATTACTTATTATGATCGGAGCAAGTGCAGTTCTAACATATGGTGCTACTCAATGGAAACAACAAACATTAGATAATACAATTTATATATATTTCATTAGTTCTGGTTCATTTGCTATAATTGCAAGTATATTCACATTATTAATGCTTTATCTACAATACCGTTCAGCTCCGTCATTAGCATTAGCTATATTTAATCCAAGATTATAGAATATAAAATAAATAATAATAATATAAAATTATATTATTATGGCAGCTATGTTATTATAATAATGAGAGATAATATTATACATATACCTATTATGATTAGACTTATTATTGTTACATGGGCATTAATGTTTTTAATGTTTTTAATTTCTTCATTATATACTTTGATTACTTCAGCACTAGGTGTATCAATATATTCAAAAGTATTAGGAGCATATTTAATTGCTTCAATCAATATATTATCAGGGATATTTTTCGAATATTTTATGAGTTGTCCATGGTTTTCATTTTTTAAAATATTTATATATTGCGAAACAGGAATATCCACACGAATAAAATCCATATCTTCTTTACAGATCTTGATATCAGACATGTTTATAATTGTAATTAAATAATAAATAGTATTTTATTAATAATATAAAATTATATTATTATAATGAAGGCATCAAGAACATGTACCGATCATATGTATCTTTAGTTTCTGTATTAAATAGAATGTACAATATAGACCCAATAACTTCATGCGTGTAAATTTTAGTTAATTTATCTACTACTTGAATATGTAGTAGTTTTCCAGTTTTTATACTATAAATTTCAATTCTATGATAGTCTTCTTTACAATAGCGAACGATATACTTATCACATACTATTTGGAACATTTCACTATTGCGTGAAGCACGTATTTCTGTCAATTTTACAATATCGCCAGTCATTAATACTTTACTTACAATAATTTTAATGTATTTATTATTATCATTCTCATTTTTAACATGATGCATCGTAGAATTTTGACCAATTTTTTCATTATTAAGTGGGTGGATCATTTTATCAGATGGAATATGGTAAATAGTATTTTCATCAATTCGTTTCATATCGAGTATATATGTTCCACTATAAGTGTCTTGACCTAGATAAATGACCCGATTAATAGTTGGTGCTTGAGGTGCTACAAAATTAGTCTTGGTTACATCATATCCATTCTTATTCAATTCCATTGCATGTCTAAGTCTTGTTTCAAATAAATTATGTTCTTTTACATATATTTGATAATCTTCACCGAAAATGCGCAAATCATGTGTAATTTGCATATGCTCTGGTTCCATAAGACGTGGAAGTATTGGTGGAGTCCATTCAATAGTGTTTAATGAATCATTTTTAGGAATAATTTTAATTGTGTGCCTACATACAGGACATCGAGCCGCTTCAGTTATACATGGCTCATAACACCATTTGCATAGAGCATGAGGACATTCAAGTATCACTTTATTATCTTCAGTTAGTTCATCGTAACATGCGGAACAACGTTCCAATTCAATTACCTCAGCTACCTCTTCAGATTCTATATCTTCTTGAGACATTATTATGATTGATAATTATAATTAAATATTTTTAAATTAATTATAATTCAATTTTTATATAATATATTAATTAATATATTAATTAATATATTATAATGACGGCATTAAGAACATATACCGATCGTATGTATTTTCAGTTTCAGTTTTGAACACTATACATAGAACTGATCCCATAATGTAATGTTCATAAATACAGAATAGATTATCTATTCGTTGAACATGAATTAGTTTTGCTGTTGTAACATCATATATTTCAATGCATGTCTTCCAATACCGTAAAACATACTTATCACAAACCCATCGTTTACCTGCAGGTTCATGTATATACTTAACATATATATATCATTTAGTTTCATAATTTCACCAGTAAATGTTACCTTACTTACGGTTATGATATCGTGATTTGTAATGTCGCTCCTTTTTATATAATGAAGAGTATCATTTTGACCAATTTTCATATCATGAATTCCTTTAGGAATCATCGCATCTGAAAGCGTGTGTTGTATAGTATTCTCATCAAAATGTATAAGATGTGATTTATATTTTTTAATATAATTAGTATCAATGTAAGTATCTTGACCTATATAAATAACTCTATTAATAGTTGGAGCTTTAGGTACCACAAAATTAGATTGAGATACATCATATCCTTTACTATTTAATTCCATAGCATGAGATAATCTCGTTTCCAAGAATTTATACTCTTTTGCATATACTTGATACTCTTCATCAAATTTACGCAAATCATGTATTAATTGTATATGGATCGGTTCCATAAATGTTGGAAGTGTAGGTGCTTTCCATTCAATAATGTTTAATGAATCATTCTTAGGTATAATTTTAATAGGGTGCCTACATACAGGACATCGAGCCGCTTCAGTTATACACGGCTCGTAACACCATTTACACAGTGCATGAGGACATTCAAGTACTACCTTATTTTCTTCGTTCAATTCATCATAACATGCTGAACAACGTTCAACTTCAGTGATTTTTTCAGATTCTATATCTTCTTGAGACATTATTCTTATTTATGATCATAATTACATATTTTTAAATTAATTATAATTCAATTTTATCAATTGATTATTAAATGTTTTTAAATATTTTAAATAAAATAATGAATGTATTAGATTTATTTTGTGGATGCGGTGGGATGTCAAAAGGGCTTTCGAGTGCTGGATTTAATGTTATAGCAGGAATTGATATATGGGATAAAGCTATTAATAGTTATAAAAAAATTTTCGAGCATCAAGCTATATGCGCTGATTTGAGAGAATTGACACCAGATAAGTTTAATTGTTTATATAATAAAGAAAATAAACAGATAGATATTATTACTGGAAGCCCGCCGTGCTTTATCGGGGGAACAAAAGTATTGAGTGATTCAGGATATAAAAACATAGAAGAAATTGTATTGGAAGATAAATTATTAACACATACAGGCAAATTTCAAGATATAATAAATTTACAAAGTAAATTATATACAGGTGATTTGTATACTATACATATTAGATGTCATACAGACATTAAATGTACAAAAGAACATCCATTTTATGTTCGTGAAAAGAGGGATGTATTTGAACAGCCAATATGGAAAGAGGCAAAAGATTTAAATGAGAATGATTATCTTGGTATGATTATTAATAATAAAGAAGTAACCCCAAATTTCACATTTAATAAGTACAATATAATATTAGATAAATTGGAGTACTGGTATATGATTGGATGTTTCGTTGGTAATAAGTGTACACAAGATGTACCAGAATGGTTTAATAATATACTAAAAATGTTTGATGATGAAATAATACCAGAATGGGTTCAAGATGCTCCAATTAAGTATATACAAGAATTTATAAATGGATATAGTTCTAATACAAAATTCTGGAATCTGTTAATAACTGAAGAATATTAATTATATATTATATAATATAATTAATTAATTGCATTTAATAAATATTTCCCTATATAATATCCAAATCTACAAGCTACAGCGTTTCCAATTTGGATAATAATGTCTTTTTTAGATCCTTCAATTATATAATTATCAGGAAATGTCTGTATTCGTTTCAATTCAAGTATTGTCAATCTTCTTATACAATCATCATCATATTTAACTAATGCATCATATCCGTCCTTCATATCCCGTAAGCGGATATAATGGTGAATTGCACCTTTAACTTACTTATCTCCTGTCATAAATGTTAGGGTATTGTAAGTATTTATTCTTTCTTTTCGGGACTAAAACATTTAGGTCGTTCTATGCCTTGTTTTTCATAAAGCAAAAGTAGCAAAAT